CACCAAAAAATTCGTCTATGCCACCGTGGATGCCGACCTCACCGATTCCACCCTGCTTTCCGCAGGCTACGAATTCCAGCAAACCAACACCGACAGCCCGACCTGGGGCGGTATGCCGCGCTGGTATGCGCACAAGAACATTTTAACGTCATGATTGTATTATAAATTATAGCAAAAAATCACATTTTGGGATTAAAAAACACTCCATAATCAACACCATGAATTTATTACATAAAAAATATGTTTTGCAGAACAATTTTAAGGCCATTAATAGACAAGAGGCTCAATACATATATTCGGTATTGAGCCTTTTTCTTGAAGTGTGCACGTCTTTGCATATACGCTTTATTTCAATGAGTTATGCTTTTAGTTCCAGTTATGCTCTGCACTAAAATGCACGTCAATGCAAATGCTATGCCCCATACATGCCCCACTACTGCAGCTCATTGAACTAATCACTAGTAAGCGAATTTAAACTTTTACCCTCATCAAGTCGCTAAAACGAGTCGTGTATGCAGGAGAAAGCATCTGGCGTTTCATTTCCCAGCTTTTTTGTACCCCTTGTCCAGCAAACCACACTCGCCCTTTCCCGCTGTGATTTATGCCATCGAGAACGGCCATGAGTTGCTCACTGTTAGAACGTGGCTTGTACTCGTCGAAAAGGCCAAGTTGGGCAACTCCTTGACTGTAGAAGTCACCCAGCATCACACCGCATTTTTGGAACCGGTGGCCATCTTGCCAGATTGCATCCAGGCACTGCGTTGCAGCGGCTACTATATCGCGGCTGTCTTGGGTAGGTATCTGCAGTTTTGTACCTGCAGTTTTGCCGTAGTAGACTTCATTCATAGCGAACGGGCTGGTTTTGATGAATGCAGAGATGTGCCTGCAGTACTGATGCTCACCGCGCAGCTTCTCCGCTGCCCGCACTGCATGGCTGCAGATAGCTTCACGCATCAGGTCATATTCAGCCACGCGGTCACCAAATGAACGAGAGCAGACGATCTGCTGCTTGGTTGGAGCAAACTCCTCAAGCTCTAAGCAAGGCTCCCCACGCAGTTCTCTCAAAGTTCTCTCTAAAACTATGTTGAAATGTTTGCGGATCAGTGGTGTAGGCGTATCTGCAAGCTGGAGTGCGGTTTTAATCCCCATATCGTTTAGCTTTTTAGAAATTCTGCGTCCAATTCCCCAAACCTCCCCAACCTCGACAAGAGCCATCAGTTTTCTTTGACGAGCCAGTAACGATAAATCAACGACACCACCGGTCTTCGTCCATTTTTTTGCAGCATAGTTAGCCAGTTTGGCGAGTGTCTTAGTCGGTGCAATTCCAACGCCTACGGTCAAACCTGTCCACTGAAGAACCTTGGCCCTCACCTCACGCCCAAACTCTTCTAAATTCTGGCAATTACTAATCCCTTGCAGATTCATGAATGCTTCGTCTATTGAGTAGACTTCCACAGCTGGAGACATTTCTTCCAGAATGGTCATCACTCGTGAGCTCATGTCAGCGTAAAGCGCGTAGTTACTGCTGAAGGTAACAATCTTATGCTTTTCGAAAATGTCACGCATCTTGAAGAATGGCTCGCCCATTCGGATGCCTAATTTTTTTGCTTCTATACTGCGGGCTATTACGCAACCATCATTGTTACTTAGAACGACGACAGGTCGTCCCCGTAAGTCAGGGCGAAACACCGTTTCGCAACTGGCATAGAAGCTGTTCACATCAGCCAGAGCAAACATTATTGAAACCCGTTAATACTGAAGGTGACGACGCCGAAGACTTCCAACTCATCACCGCCGTCATGTAAGACAATTGGGGGGAAATCGGGATTCATAGGCACAAGCTGGAAGACTGGATGCGTACAAAGCCGCTTGACTGTGTATTCTCCTGCCAATGAAGCGATGATTATGTCGCCGTGCTTTGCCTGCAGGCTACGGTCAACCACAAGCAATGATCCCTCATAGATGCCCGCATCCACCATGCTCATGCCCGTTGCCATTACAAAGTAAGTCGCGGCGGGGTGATTTACACAAAGCTCATTTAAATCAATACCTTTCTCAATGTAATCCTGTGCTGGTGATGGGAAACCGGCCTGCACCTTGTCTTGGAAGAAAGGCAAAGAAAGCTTAATTGGGTCAGGGATTGGATAATAAATATTCATAAGTCACACTCGCATAACACTGTTCATGCATACAGTATAATCATAAGAGTTTTTGATTGTGAAGTAAGGAAACGGGTGAATGTTTTATGCCGCTGATCGACAAGGAAAGAAAGTTATGAGGCCGGTTCGCCGTTGACCCCGAGTTTTGTTTCGACTGCGTCCAAACGCTTCAGCAATGCTGAGATAAGTTCTGCCTGGTCTTCATTGCGTTTCTTTAATGCTTTTATCGCGGCACCAGCATATGCAGCTGATACGCCCAGCGTATTAAGAGACAGAGTGTCCTCTTTAGCGAAAAGCTCACCGTCCTCGTCGATATAAAGCTGCGGGTTTTGAGTCAATGTGACTGCATCAGGACAATCTTTTTGGACGTCCTGCGCAATGAAACCAAAACCTTTAGCCCCCTTAGTTACCGCAGTGACTTTGCCGTCTTCGTCGTAGCCGCTTGGTACATCACAGTAGTCCCATGAACATGTCCGCCATGAAGTGAGAACGGTCAGCGCCTCCTCAGGTTCGATTTCCTGCAGATTGCGTTTTACATCAATATCCGACACTGCCGCCCAGCCAGCCGTAGATATGCCCTGCCCGGTATTGAGCATAGTGAATTCGGTGATAACGGCTGTGTTGGTGCTGTTCACTAAGCGAAAGCGAAAGCCACCATCGCCGAGGCCTCGGTTACAAATGAAGTCGGAACCACCCGATAGACCTGTTTTGTTCCACCCCATATAGGTGCCTTGGGTTGCCGGGCTAGTGCCCCCCTGCGTATAAACACCCGTAGAACCCACTGACGAACCTGCCGCCGATATGCTTGATGTCACACTTAATTTGCCGTCTATCGATACGTCACCGGTAAATGCAGGCGATGCTTTGGGCGCAAAGGGAGCTGCTGCGACCGTGGCTGCACCTGTACCACCATTTGCCACAGGAATGGTGCTCTTACCTGTGAAAATGGGCCACCACTCTGACCAGTTAGGTGACGCAGGGGTAAAATTACCCGTGAGGCCACGAACAAAAGCCTCGCCCTGAAACGTGATATACATCTGTTGGCAACCATACGCAGATTTGGTCACAAACAATGTCCCGGCTTTCCCAATTGGATAGCCGTTCGCGATTATCGCGTTAGCATTGGCCGTCTGATAATAAATATTGAAGTCGGCAGTGTTTCCAAGAGAGTTCGGCGTGACAGTTGCATTGAGAATTCCGCCGTCATTGTAGGCTTTTGCCAAAGTTGCAGAAATACCATTCCAGGCTGGCCCCGTATAAGTGGAACCATCCGGCAACGTAACAGTTATGGTCCCCGTCCCGTTGAAAACTTGCTGCCAGTTGGCCTTGTCCAGATTCAAACCGCGAATGGCTTTTGCCACATCTGCTGCCACTTGAGCAGTAATGCCGACTAATGTCGCATTCGGTACCGCTGTCCATGCGTTACCTGTAGCAGTCGGTCCACCATAGGCAGTTATCAGCGTTAATGCTGTTGCCGAGGTTATCGTTTTAACGCCAAGCGTGTAAGTCACACCGCCGACAATAACGACAATGAAATCCCCAACTTTTAAATCGGTTGTGAAGGCCGTTCCGGTACCTGTCACATTTGCTGAATTGTTAGTTAATGCGATTGTGCCTGCTGACATGATATCTCCGGTTTTTAAAAATGCATATCTTAAGTACCCACCAAGTAGGTAAGCACAATTATTTGTTAAATTGATCATAATGATCGAATTATTTCATTTAAATAAAAATTGAATCAGTGCTCTTATAATTAAATACCCAAAAGGAAAATGATAATGAAAAAAATAATTGCCGTATCGCTAATCTTTGCCGTCATAATCTTGAGTGCTTGCGTCTCTAACACTCCACCAATATGTTTTAATCAGGCCCGTGTTGGAGGAATGATTGTCGATATTCCAATATTCGAAATACACAATGCAAAATCTAACCCTGCTTACTTGTCAGGCGGTTCATTTGGTTATCAGTGGTACAACAAAGGCTCTTTTATGGATACACGGCAATGTGATGCTCTGGCTCAATAACCCAAAGACTGGATGTAATACTGGTCATAATAACTTGTGTCAATGTAACCTATCGTGCCCGCCACCCATGTTGGGGGGCGGACACTCCCAGATACCTGATTTTGTGCATACCTATCATTTGATGTTGCAGAATAAATTCCGTTCGAATCTCTCCCAGCACTCGCACACTCAAACCACTGAGTACCTATACCAGGAAATGCAGGATCAGATTGCTGGAATAAGCACCCAGTAACAGAATTTGTTACAGCAAGAGGACCACCCCCTGTGATAGTTCCCCCGTTAAGTATGTTCATTTTCAAAGGCAAGCAGTTGTTATGCCAAACCATGCTCCCATTTCTATATAGGAAGAACCCCCAGTTAGGAGCATTAACTAATATCTTTGCAAAGAGATAAATGCGGCAAGGCTGCATAGCATTCAAGCCTGTATTGCCACGAAATGTGAATGCCCAATAGCCGTTTTGAGTTCCTTCAGTCCACCAAACATGGTCAAAGCTATTATTGGTCGCGCGATGAAAAGCTACCATTGGCACCGATGCTGGGATATTAGTTTGTAATACTTGATTATATGCTGGGGTAAGATCAATAACCTGAACAAGGTTATAAGGGGTAAAGTCAGGTGCTATCTTGAAGGTTGGCGGGTTCGTTGAGTAATCATAAAGTGTAAATCCAAAATATAGACTACTACCCGCGCCAGCTGCTGGAGTCGCAGTTACCATCATTTTACAGGTGTTCGATACATTCCATGAGACAGTCTGTCCACTTACTGAGATGTTGTAACTCCTTGCATCAACACCAACAGAAGAAAACGTGTTCATTAATGCTGCTGAAAGATTAAATCCGGGAAGGGAGTATGTTTTACTCCCTGACCCGGATATGTTTCCTATATCTGCGATGAAGTTATACGACATTGCGTTCAGCACATCGAAAGATGTGCCTTTTATGAAAGCCTGAAATCCCATACTCATAGTTTTTGCCCCATAACGGCTGCAGGATTTCCATTTTCATCGTAAGAAACTATCCGATTATTTGAAATTAGCATTCTTCCCTGACCCGAGACAGTGCCATTAACTTCAAATGTTCCTGATTTATTGATCATCCAACCAACACTACCTGCCACATAGTTATTCGACTGAATGTAATCCCCGATCATCGCGTTGGTGATCCAGCCATTTCCGATAAACCCTTGAGAGATAAATACCTGGCCGTTTTGCACCGTGAAAGGAGAATAAATGTTATTGCCACTGCCGCTGGCAATCACAAATTTATCTGCGTTAATAGCGACACGGGTATCAACCGTTGAGCCATTGATAGTGACCGCCACAGACAGGCCAGCGTCATAATTTACGCCACCATATTTAATACCGGTTTTCAGCGTCCAGATAGCTGACGGGCCAGAGGCATCCGCATAGGCAGTAAACTTTTCCTGAAGTGCGGATTCCATATCGTCAAACTGAGCCACAATATCCGTCTCGAGCTGAGCCACAGAACTTTCAGCATCGGCAGCAACTTTTTGCGCCTGAATGACCCCCGCCCTGCTGTCGCCGTACTGCGCCCATTGCTGATTCACCGTATCGTAAGTCGCGAGGATATCCTGTAAAAGGGATTCAGGACTGGTCTGTAACGGAGCTAAAAGCGCCTTCCCATCGTCCGAATTCATGAAATCTTCGATAACAGTACCGAGAATATCATCGGCGTCCGCGTTACTCGCGCCGCCAACAAAACCAGTCCAGTCACCGGTATTGCCAATTTTATCAACCAGTCTTGCGCGGTACCACCGGCGAACGCCTGCGGGCATCGGGCCGTGCTGATAGCTCACTCCCGGATAAGGAACGTTTGCAAGAAACTGCGGGTTAATGCCGTCAGCGGTCGTGGCCACCTGAATTTCGGTGTAAGCCGTGTCTCCAGCGCCAGCCGGGAAAGCCCACTGAACGTTGATATTCCAGACCACATTTTCTGAAGCAATTAGATTCACCGGCGTGCCGGGTTTACCGACCTTACCCGTCAGGTTTGTAGATTCAGCATAACCCCACGGTGATGAAACCTCACCGGCGTTAACAGCCCGCACACGCACGTCATACAGGCCGGAGTAAATTCCCTGCACGCTAAAACCTTGCGCACTGGTCTGGCTGACGTTTATCCAGTCGCCGTTGTCCTTGCGCCACTGCGCCTGATAGCGGATAGCACCGTCAACCTTATCCCATGCTGCATTCAGGCTCGCTACCGTCAGCCCCTGAAACACATAGCTGCTTTCGCTGATTACTACGTTTTGCGGCGCATTCATTACGTTCACCGGCGTCACGGTGACCGGTGGCGAGTCAATGCGCACACCATCATCGATATAGCGGTACTTTGTCGGATCGTGCTCAATGCCTGACACCGTAAAGGTGCCGTCATCATTGGCCAGCACCGACGTGACGCGGTAGTACTGAATCGCCAGGCTGTCACTGTCGATGGCCCATACGCCGCCGGCGACCGGATTAATCGTCCAGTTTGTGTTAACGGTGACGGTGCGTTTATCTGCGCTGATGCTGCCAATGGTCCGCACCTGACCGGTACCGTCTGGGAGGTTTATGACCAGGCGATCACCGGCTTTATAATTTATAGCCCGGTCAAGTTTGACGTTTCGGCCATCTATGGCACTGATACGGCCGCCGTTTTCTTTTCCGGCGAAGAACGGATCCGCCACACCGATGATGGAGGCAGGAAGCGGGATATGACCGTCTAGTCCCACCCCGAACGAAATTGAGCCATCTTTCGCATTGGACAACAGCGCCCAGCGCCCGCGGCGGTGTGCCTCGCTCTGCGAGGTGCAACCAATTGCCGTGAGCTGCATTTCCTGTACGTCATAGCGCGCCACCAGATCAGAGTCATACACTGTTTCAACGGTGTCACTGTAATGGTTTTGCTGGTCTGAATAGCTGACCTGACAGGACGAATAGCGGTTTTTGTAGGATCCGCCAGCGCGGGTAAACAGGCCGCTAACCACGTTAGAAGCGTGATAAACGTAATCCGGGTCAACATTGCCGTCTGCGTCCACCTGAGGCACGTCGGCATTGACGAAAATTTCGTTATTACCCCAGAAGGTGATCCCCCGGAAAATGGCCGCAATATCCTTGAGCACCGTATAGGCGTCCTGCTGACTCTGAATATAAACGTCGCAGGTAAAGCGGGGTTCGGTACCGCCTGCGCCGTTGGACACTTTTTCGTCGCAGTATTGCGCGATGGCGTATAACTCCCACCGGTCGATCATCGTGGCATCGACACGGTTGCCCATACCAAAAATCTTATTCAGCACCAGATCATAAAATATCCATGCCGGGTTGTTCGTCCATGCCCAGACAAACTCACCGTTCCACGAACCGCTATATTCACGGGTCGCCGGGTTGTAATTCGACGGCACACGAATTTTTCGGCCTTTTGGCTTACAAGTGACTTTGGGAGCGGCACCATTAAACTGTTGTGCATCCACCTCAACAAAGAGAAGTGCTGTATTCGGATAGCGCAACTTACTGTCAATGACCTCGGCGTAAGAAAACACCTTGAAAGCGTTAATCAGGTTCTGCGAAGTTGAATCCGGCGTGATGCGCCGCACGCGCACTGCCCAGCCAGTGTTTGCTCGGGGTAGGTTAATACGGTGATCGCGCTGATATTCGGATGTTGTCTTACCGGTGAAGGAGGTGTTTACCACCGTCTGCCACGCGGCGCCGTCTGTCGACAGGTCGATAGCATACTCAGTGGAGGTCCCCACTCGATCACCATTATCTTTATAAAGCACCTGAACAGGTAGGCTCAGTTTAATTCGCACGGCATCAAGCTGAAGGTTGCTGAGTTGCCGCGTCCAAGGCGTGTTTTGCTTTACCTCAATACCCACCGCGAGCTCATTGTCGATTTCCGGCATGCCCTGAATGTACGTCTGATCCTGTGAGCCAGGGCGAAAATCCCATACTACGCCGGTAAAGTTATAGCTGCCGTCCTGGTTCGCCAGTGGCGTGTCATTCAGAAAAATTTGCTGCGCGGTCAGGTCACCCTGGATCTCCCCTTCGGCGATGGCCAGCAGCATTTTTAGCTTCGCCGTGGACAGCAGGTCATCTGGCTGTTCTACCGGCGTGTGCGCTTTTGCTGAACCGCCCTTACTACCCTGTATTGTTTCGCCTTGGAGAAGTCGCATATTTCACCTGTAAAAAAGGCCGCACAAGGCGGCCATGAGTTGATGACTGATCGAATATCAGGATGTTGCTGATTTACCGATAGAGATATGGTGAGTATTAAGCCCGGCCATGTATGGAGCATGACCGTCATTGACTGGAGGGATGGCTGATTAACTCTGGGTAGGAATGAAATGTATAATCAAAGGAAGCTTGAAGATATCTTAGCGGCGATGAATGACACTGCCCGCAAAAATTACGCCTTAACTGAGTTGTTAGCTCAGGCATTCAGCGCTTTCGTGTTATCGACCGATAATAAGAAAGCCGTTGCTGAATTCATTAAGTCTACAAAAAGTAGCGAGCAGATGGCCGATGCCCATAAACATGCGCAAACAGCACTGCTGAAAATACTGGATTCATTAGTCACTATATTTTCTAACGCTTCGACTCGTTATTCTAAAGTCATAACTTACTCCTGCCTCTCTGCGTTAATTAATTATTGCTGATCGCTGGTAAAACTACCCGCGCTGATAATGGCACCGCCGATTTCACGCTGACCATAAAACACGGCGACCGGATAACCCATTGCCACCGTGTTCACCGGGGATCCAAAGGCGTAGTTGGGTTTGTTATCTGTGCTCGAGGAGGACCCGACGTTAAATTTTGGCTGTGGAGTCAACATACTCACTACGCCACCTAACGTCATGGACAGCCCGATCCCGGTCAGTACTGTCGTAGCGGACATAGCGCCAGCACTCATGGCTGCACCCCATGCCGCCATTGACGCACCCGCGGTAAAGAATGCCGCAACCAGAGCAACAGCCCCGATAACGATCTGGAGCGTGCCAGCGCGTTTGGAACCTTTGGGGATTGATTGCATGGTGAACTCGTCAGCCGTGGAAGACATATCGAATTCCTGAATACCGATATTGTTGTCTTCGCGGTAAAAAGCAAAGGTTACGCCGTCGTGATGCGCGGTGGCCATGTACTTGCGAAAGCCCGGCACCTGCGAGCACATGGCACGCAACATTTCACGCAGGTCTTCCACATGAAAACGGTGAATTCGGCCAAACTTCCTCGCCGCTGCACCCTTCAGAATCATCGTTTTAAGCATGTTGCATTCGCTCCCTGTGCCGCACCACCCGCACCAGACGTTCACGCCAGTAGTTCCCGAGAGGAACGCGCGTGGATAGGTTGCCGAAGTTGTGATGCAGCATCTGATTATCGCCGAGATAAATTCCGGCGTGGTTGGTCACGGGCGCGCCAGCCTGAAACATCAGCATGTCGCCCTCTTGCATTTCGCTAACCGGTACTTCGACAAATCCCTCACTCTGCCAGTTGTCGTCATAGCGTTTTTCCCTGCCGCCTTCCCACCATTCGTACGGCACTGACCAGTTGCGAAGCACGATGCCGTATTCCCGCTGGTACCAGTCCATGACGAGTGACCAGCAGTCGGCGTGCCCCAGCACCCAGACGCGCCCGGTATAATCACGTTCACCGCGCGGGCAAAGTGTGCACCAGTCACCGTCCGGCCAGGATATAATCCCCCACTCAAGCCCAGAGTGATCGCACTGAATACGGTCAGTTTCAGACGGGACAAGGTAAGCCACATCAGGATGTGAATGCACGATCATCAGCACCTCGCCTCGCTGCTGTGCAGTGAGATAATCAGCGGCGTGCATCACAAAATCTTCCTGCGGTTTTTCTGCAACATTCCGGCACGGGACGTATATTTGACTATTTCCCTCCTGAATAATGACGCCGCATGCTTCATTCGGATACTCTGCCGCCACGTGTTCCCTGATGGCGTTAAGCAGTTTTTCGCGCATTGTTATTTCCCCTGAAGGTTCGCACCCGGAAATCCCCCGAAAGAAAGAGGATTGCCTTTACCAAAACGGTCTTCACAGTCGCGCCTCCTGCCGCCGCACTGGTCTTTTGAGGGGTCGTTTGTCGGCGTGCCGTCCTTGGTGAAGTAATTTGTGCCGTTGTAGTCACAGCCGGTTCCCGACCTGTAGAGCCCACGCATACACCAGGTACACAGAGGGGTGATTTGCCTCGAAGGCAGTTGCAGGCTCTGCACGTCAAACGGTGAGCACAGTTCAAAATCAACCTGAATGCGCGTCTCCGCCGTTTTGGCATTCACATAGAAAAGCTGCACGCGCTCTTCACGCGGGTTGGCATCCGGGTTGCCCTGTTGCCAGTTTTCGGCATCAAGGTACTTCAGCAGCGTGGTATGAATTCTTACCTTCGCTTTCACCATATCCTGATACTGGAGACAGAGGGCGGTGACGTAGTTACCCACATTACCGACTGACATTGATGGTGTGGGCTGCGACCCTGCACTGGATAATTCGAGACCCTTAATTTCATAAGGGTGCGGATCGAACTCATTGCCTTGCCAGATAATGGAAGGCAGATTTTCAGCCGCAAAACTCTTCCAGCCCGGCGAGCTGATGTTATAGGCATGGAAGCGCAAAATTTTATCCAGACCGAATCCTGTACCGTCAATCTCCACCAACTGAATCAGACTGCCCGGCTCGAGTTGCTGAATGTCCTGTGTAAAACTCATGATTTCTCCAGATAGGAATCACTGCGCTTTGATATAGTCATAGCGCGCTTTGACTGGGTCAAAACGCGCTATGAACCAGTGTCAAATACAACAAAAAGGCCGCCCGAAGGCAGCCTTATCAGTCAGTCAGAATATTTAGGGCGCAAAAGCTTGCTCAAAGGTAAACGACAGGGTCGCCTTATCGCCTGAGGGGAATGACACTGCAACCGAATCGTTTTTTACACGATAGAGCCTCCTTTCGCCCCAGGGATTAATCCACCAGAAAGAAGAAACGACGTGACTGAGTAAAAACGCCCGAAGCGTCGCAGCCTCAGTGCGCTTCCCGGTCCAGTCGAGATCCCATGTTTCAGCGGTGTTATTGATGCCAATCCCAGACACCTGCTTATAGCCATCTCCGAACTGTGCCTGTAACGTACTGACGTTCTGCGATCCCTGTACCGTTTTACGGGTTCGCCAGTTGAAAGTGTCCGTCATCACCGCCCTCCTTTATAGAGCACGCCACCCGGCGCCATCTCTTTTTTAATCCGATCCGTCAGCAGCGTCTGAACAATACCCTCCAACTGTTTTGCCGTGCCAGTGGCGTTGGCAGTGTTTACGCCGCCATCATCGCCTTGCTGAGTGATGGTGACCGGCGCATAAACGCTGACGCCTCCGGACAATGTAGCGGCCATACCGCCCCCATCAACCAGGCCTCCGCCCGCATAACCCTTCATCAGACGATAAAGATTTCCGACCCCCAGACGGCTGGTTGCCTCCTTGGTGAATACAAACTCCCCGCCGTGAACAATGCCTTTGGGTTCATACTTTCCGCCGTGCCCGGTGTAGCCGCCAACGTCAAACTCGCGGATGTAGCCGCCGTTATAAGCAAGCTGCAGGTTGCTATAGCTGCCGCCGGTGATTGCCGTCCCTGCATTACCGCCACCCGAAACGCTTCCCGTTACCCATCCCATGGCTGACTGAATCGCGTAGGCCACCAGCAGACGGTCGATCACGTTAACAATCATTTTCAGAATGGATGAGGTGAAGTCTTTGAAACTGGCCTTGCCGGTAGTGACCAGACTGTTCAACTGGTCTGTAAGCCCGTTAAACCCGGACTGAGCCACCTGCTGCACGGACGTGAAAACATCCGTCGCAGATTCAGCGTATTCCGCCCAGCCCTGTTTCGCACCCGCGACCCAGTTTGACCGCAGGGCGTCTTCTGCATCATACGTTTTCTGTTGCTCCTGCAGGACGCGCTGCTGGGCAGAGGAGTTAAACGCATAGGCTTCCTGCAGACGCTGCAGGGTGGCAGCCCGATCTGCCTGACGCGAGGAGACGCCCTCTGCCTGGGCATCCAGAGCGGCGCGTTTTGCCGACTGCTGCTGGGCAAATTTGTCCGCCTGGTCGGAAAGTGTATTCAGCCTTTGCTGGGCAACGACCTTATCGCCCAGTGCAGCCAGTTGCCGCTTGTACTCGAGCGTTTCATCCTTATGCGCCAGCAGGGATTTTTCTTGTGCAGATAACTGCCGGCTGCTGGCTGCCTGTTCAAGGACGGCGTACTGATTTTCGGTTTGCCACAAATCCTTGCGCTGCTGGCTGATAACATCGTTAACGCTGGTATGCTGCTGCAGCACCTTAAGCTGTGCCTGCAGACTCAGTAAGTCCCCCTGCGCGCTGTCTTCTGCCCGGTCTCCCGCAGACGTGGTGACCC